GGCTTGGGTAACCATATGGTTACGAAAGTTGGGGACAGATTCACTAACCCTACTGGTCGTAGGTAAATACTGGGCCCAAGACGGTGAAGAACCGAATTGGACACACTGCTGAAGCAATGTGCTCTGCTCAGTATCACTCAAAAGCTGATTCCAGTCCTTCTCAAAGGACCGGATATAGCTCTCAAGGCTCGTGTACCCTACGAGGGAGATCTTACGATCAACCTCGTGGGCTTCCACGAGGGCCTGCGCTAGTGGTGTGCTCAGTCTTTCAGTAATGGAAAGACCGCCGGGATTCCAGCCAAAGCCACCAAGGTACTCTGGAATTGGGGCAAGCTCCTTTACGATTCTCCGCTGCTGCCTATTTAGCATAGACAGAGCCTTGATACCGTAATGTTGAGCAATAGCAACAAAGTTGCTGTCATTCACCCCTCTCCATTTGTAACCATGGAGGATTTGGTCCCGAAGAATGACGTTACCAGCAAACTCCGCAACACTGGTGGAAGCCAGTGTCTTTGGTTCACTCACAATGCATCCGAGATTCCTAAGGGTGGCCCGGTACACAAAGTGTACTACAGGGTCAGAGATGACAATGTCATCACCCAGAATCACGTAGCAATCTCTGCTAACCCTGTGCTTATCGCATATTCCTTGTAGAAGGATATTGTGAGTAAGTGCAAAGGTGGCAAAGGAAGGGCGCAACCCTAAGGGTTGTCCCCTAGTGAACCTGTGCAAGGAGATGGTTCCGTCTTCTTCCTTGAAAAACCAAGGGCGTCTTGCAAGATCTCCAAAGAGATCCACAAGCTGAGAGAACCGTTGAGTGTCAGAATCCGACTGGAACTTATACCTCCTGTGAAGGAGGTCCAGTTGGAGAGGAAGTGGCATGAGGTTGGTGGCGTCGGACATGTCTACAGAGTAGCATGTTTTACCCTCGGCCAGCCACTGCTGGACTCGCAGCACCCCACGTTCCTGGTCGTGAGTACAATCTTGAGGGAAATGCTCTTTCAGATCCTTAAGGATCGTGTCGGTCAATGGCCGAAGCACAGTTTGCCATATGGCAAATGGCGAGGCAATCCCTCTGAGTTTGTACCCAGGCTCTTGGATCGCAGCGATCTTACCAGCGCACTGCCACACAGTGGCAGATAACAACGATGTGATGTCGTTGATGCGTGGGTTAATCTCCTGCAGGAGGTTCAACGGCACTTGTCCGTTAAACGCCTTGGGGAAACGCCTGACAGCATCCCTAGCGGGATACGTTAGGGCCCAACTCACGAAGTGAGTCACAGGGTCGTTACACGCACTACTCCTACCTGAAAAGGTTGGAGAGTTTGTGTAATCAGACGTAAGATCAACTGGAAAAGGGCGACCAGCCCCTTCCACATGATCACTGTCGGAGTACCTAAGCCCGGTTATACCGGGCAAGGTGATCTCTGGAATCCAATCAAACCGGGTGTCCATTCCGGTACGATCACAAGATTCCATTGAGCCGAAGAACTTCTTCCTTTGCTTCTCTGTCAAATTCGGAGAGACTAATCCTGAATACGCCATTAAGACGTTCAGTTTAGCCTCATTCGATAGACGAGTAGTGCGGAAGATCCAAGACCACACACCGGATGGAAAACCATCACGGTTGTGCTTCACGTTCGGAGCCTTAACAGGTTTCCCTGCCAAGTTGGTAATGAATTCCAGTTTTAAGGCTTTAAGCCTCTCAACTGTCCATTCTGCCCCAGAACACTCCACCCATCGCTGTATATCAGCAATGAGGAGATTCCTTTGCTCTTTAGGAACACCTAGAGAACAGAGACGCTGGCATAGTGCTGCACTTTTCATGATG